ATGGAAAACAAAGTAGTAACACTAGTTCTAACAAATGGTGCAGAAGTTATTGGTCGACTAATCTCAACTGATGAAAACAATTATACTGTAGAACGACCCCGTTTGGTGCAAGTCAATGAACAAGGCGTAGCTCTTGTTGATGGGGTCTGTATGACGGGTGTGAAGATTGATTCTACACTAGAGTTCAACAAGAACTGTGTCACATTTATTATAGAGACAATGCCTGAAATAGCAACGGGTTGGTTGACTCAAACTACTGGAATTCAAGTACCGCAAAAAGGCGTAATTCTCTCTTGACACAGTGAGTATAACGTGGTATAATATATACTGAATTAAAATTTGAAGGAGATACAATATGACTGACGAAACTTTATTAATTGACTATCAACATTTTGTTGATGAGGTCACTAGTGATGCATCGAAAGACCCAGATGCATTTGGTGATGCCTTAGACATTATTGATGAGTTTGGTGTTCCACCAGAACGTCTAATCACTGCTGCAATGGGGTTAAGTGCAGAATCGGGTGAGTTCACTGAGATTGTTAAGAAGTGCTTGTTCCAAGGGAAACCGATGGACGAACATACTATCTGGCATGCAAAGAGAGAACTTTCTGATATTTTATGGTATCTCGTTCAAGGGTGTATTGCTCTAGACACCAATCTGGAGGAAATTATATATATTAATACAGAGAAACTTGAATCCCGTTATCCTGATGGGTTTGATTCGTTTCGTTCTGAAAACAGAATAGAAGGAGATTTATAATTGGACTTTTTGAAAGATATTGCCAAAACCGCTGGCAATGAATACGCTGCATTAGTAAGTGATGGAGTAGAGGCAGGAGATGTAGATTCGTTTATTGATACGGGTTCTTATATCTTCAATGCATTATTATCTGGTAGTATCAATGGTGGACTCGCATCCAACAAGATCACCGCGATAGCAGGTGAATCTGCAACTGGAAAAACTTTCTTTATTTTAGGCATGGTTAAGTCATTCCTTGATGCAAACCCAGAAGCTGGTGTGTTGTATTTTGAGTCTGAATCTGCTATTACTCAACAGATGGTAATTGATAAAGGTATCGACACAAAACGAATGGTTATTCTTCCTGTGACTACAGTACAAGAATTTAGAACACAATCATTGAATGTTCTAAACAAGTACTTAGAAACACCAGAAGGACAGCGTGTTCCTATGATGTTATGTCTTGATTCACTTGGTATGTTATCTACCACTAAAGAAGTAGAAGATACTGCTGAGGGTAAAGAGACTAAAGATATGACACGGGCACAGATAGTCAAGGCTACTTTTCGTGTACTAACATTGAAACTAGGTAGAGCAAAAGTACCTATGATTGTCACTAATCACACATATGATGTAGTTGGTTCTATGTTCCCTACCAAAGAAATGGGTGGTGGTTCTGGATTGAAGTATGCGGCATCATCTATCGTATATCTTTCTAAGAAGAAAGAGAAGGATGGAACTGCTGTTGTTGGTAACATTATTCACTGTAAGAATGCTAAGTCTCGCTTGACCATAGAACATAAGATGGTTGATGTACGTCTGATGTATGAACGTGGGTTAGACAGGTATTATGGACTGTTAGAACTTGCATTGAAGTATGATATCTTCAAACAAATATCAACACGGGTTATACTACCTGATGGTACAAAGACTTTTGGTAAGACTATCAATAACAACCCAGAGAAATACTTTACAGAAGATGTCATGCAACAACTAGACGTTGCCGCTGGTAAGGAGTTCAAGTACGGGAGACACGACCCAGTAGTTGAGGACACTCCAGAAGATGAACCACCTAGTACAGATGCATAACTGCACTATCAATGAAAACCCCTTGAAGAAAACTTCAAGGGGTTTTTTACTCTATATTCAACAAATCACTTGACAAGTAACACTAAACCAAGTATAATGGTATCTAGAAACTGGAGAATTAATTATGTCTGATAAAGATATGAGTGAATATTATACCTATGTAGAAAACAAGGATAAAACTTGGACGGGTATAGGACTCACGGATAAGGCAGGAAAATGGCAAGGTGTTGTGTATGAGTATGGTAAAGTTTCCATTAAGGAAGACGAAGAAAACGATACAGCGTCTTTAGAATTTGAGTGGAATCTACTAGACTCTAATGGACTTGGAAAGGAATTTTTTGATAATGACTTTTTCAATATGATTGGTGATATATTACATTCCCTGATAGAACAGAATTTAGATAAAAGTGGGTTATTAACAGATGCAGACGATGACGATAGAAAAAACAATATTTAGTAACTTAATCTTCAATGAGAACTATGCCCGTAGGGTATTACCTTTCATTAAGGGTGAATACTTTCTAGACAAAACTGATCGAATTATATTCGAAGAGATTTATAATTTCATGGATAAGTATCAGGCAATGGCCACAAAGGAAACTTTGTCTATTGAACTTGATAATAGAAAGGACTTGAATGGTACAGAATTCCAGAAGGTCGTAGAGGTTATTGAATCTCTCAAAGAAGCAGAAGTTGATATGCAATGGTTAGTGAATACCACAGAAAAGTTCTGTAAGGACAAGGCGGTATACAATGCAATCCTTAATGGTATCAATATTATTGAGGGTAAAGACAAAGAACATACCCAAGAAGCAATCCCATCTATTCTATCTGAAGCACTTGCAGTAGGTTTTGATCAACATATTGGACACGACTATATTGAAAATGCAGATGAACGATTTGAGTTTTATCACAGACAAGAAGAGAAGTTAGAGTTTGACTTAGAGTATTTCAACAAGATTACCAAAGGCGGACTTCCAAACAAAACCTTGAACATTGCCCTTGCTGGTACTGGTGTTGGTAAATCGTTGTTCATGTGTCACATGGCCTCTGCAACATTATTGCAAGGTAAGAACGTATTGTACATTACTATGGAGATGGCAGAAGAACGCATTGCAGAACGTATTGATGCTAACCTGATGAACATCTCTATGGATGATTTGCACAATCTACCCAAGAAAATGTTTGAGTCTAAGATTGAGAAGATTAACTCTAAGACTAGTGGTAAACTTGTTATCAAGGAATACCCAACTGCATCTGCTCACTCTGGACACTTTCGTAGTTTGATTAAAGAACTGCAACTAAAGAAATCATTCCGTCCAGATATTATCTTTATTGACTATCTGAACATCTGTAGTTCATCACGTTTCAAGGGTAATGCCAGTGTAGGTTCATACTTCTATATCAAGGCGATTGCAGAAGAACTTCGTGGACTTGCTGTTGAAACAAACCTTCCTATTATGTCTGCAACCCAGACTACAAGGGGTGGTTTTGCAAACTCTGATGTTGGACTAGAAGATACTTCTGAGTCGTTTGGTTTGCCTGCAACTGCTGACTTGATGTTTGCACTAATCTCTACTGAAGAGTTAGAAGGACTAAACCAGTTAATGATTAAACAGTTAAAGAATCGTTACAATGATTTAGGTACAAACAAAAGATTCGTGGTAGGTATTGACAGAAGTAAGATGAAGTTGTATGATTGTGAACAAGAGGCGCAACAGGACATATCTGATAGTGGTCAAGACGATACGCCAGGCTTTGACAAGGGTCAACATGCAAGGTATGATAAGTTCACTGATATGAAGTTCTAATTACGTTTCGTTATAAATAGATTAGTAATATATATATTTGTACACATGGAGAAATTGAAGAATGTCCGTATCGAAGTATTATCGACAGCTTAATCCTATGGTCACTGAAAAGGTTGACCATGTCTCAAGAGTTCATTATTACTTGGGCGAAGCATATACTTTTTTCCCAAAATCCGAAGAAGAAATATCTAAAACTCTTGCCGACTGGCCACATGAAAGTGTTGGCGATGTTATTAAATTATTCAATTATCTTAAAGGTAAGGGTGATGATACTCCTATCAATATAGATTTAAAAAAACCTAAAGATATTAATGTATCTAGAACCCTTAAATCGACTTACGATGTAAGTGGTATAAAGTCTGGAGCTGATCTTAAAACAATCCGTATAAAATTTGGTAATGGTTCTAAAGGTAATCGTGGCAGCAATAACAGAGGTAATGCATTTGAGAGTCAGTTTGCAACTGCTTTGAACAAATGGTTTGCAGAAGGAGTTGATGCTGTAGAAGATAAAGATACGTTAGCTGCCATTTTAGATTTGGATAAAACCTACAAATTAAGTGAATCTAAATGGTTAAAGGTAAATGTAGTAGGTGGCGAGAATACTCCAAGGCCTTTAGACTTTAGTGGTAAAATACATCTTACAAATACTAAAGGTAGTGGTAAAGATATAGGTAATAGTGTTACTGATATTACTCTTGAAAAAGATGATGGTGAGAAAATATATTTAAGTCTAAAGTTTGAAACTACCACCACATTCTTCAATGTCGGCATTAGAACTAAATTACGTCAATCAGAAATAGACAAGGGTGAAATTAAAAATAGCGATGGCAAAAAATTATTAGACCTATTTGGTATTGATAACAAAAGATTCTGTACCATTTTTAACGATGAAGTTAAAACTGATGCTGGCAAAGTAACTACCCGTCCTAATTCTTCAGCCATGAAAGAGTTACTAGAAAGTGGTATTGGATATGGTTATCATGTAATTCATAAAATGAAAGGGCAAGTTTTATCTAAGAAAATGGATGAAGCAGCAATGAAAGCTGCCGCGAAAGTTGGAACATGTACTGTATACTATGGTGGTAAGACAGGTAGAGGAAAAAGAATTGATATGGAGATGAGTTCACCATACTATAAGTTTAAACTTAACATTAGAGACACGCAAGGAAAAGACGGATATCCCACCCGAATGATGTGTGATTTCACGACTTTAAAGGTATAAAATGATTAATTTTAATTCATTCATAGTAGAAGACAAGGGTGGAAAGAACCTTCACCTAGAACATATCGAAGATGAGATTCTAAACTTTGGTGTGCCTGGCGGTAGGGCTGCAATTAACTTTGTTCGTTCTCTAAGGGATATGCTTGCAGGACAATCACGTTCATCTGTAAACATGACAGTCAAGTGGGATGGTGCGCCTGCAATCTTTGCTGGTATCGACCCTTCTGATGGTAAGTTCTTTGTTGCAAAGAAATCAGTATTCAACGCAACTCCAAAACTATACAAGACTTCACAAGAGATTGATGACGATGGACTCTCTGGTGGATTGAATAGTAAGTTCAAGGTGGCACTTGCAGAGTTTTCCAAGTTAGGTATTACAGATGTTCTACAGGGTGACTTAATGTACACTTCTGAAGATGTTGACACAACAACTATTGAAGGTAAGAAATATTATACCTTCCAACCAAATACCATTGTCTATGCAGTTGATGTAAACTCTGACTTAGGTAAGAAAATCAATTCATCAAAGATTGGTGTCGTATGGCACACCACATATGCTGGTAGTGACTTACAAGCAATGAAAGCAAACTTCGGTGCAAACATTAGTAAACTATCTACACCTTCATCTGTAT